GCAGTGTTTGTTGCCGTAGGAAACCACTCTGCCGGGTTTTCTTGATCAGAAAAAGCAATGAGAAGCGGATCTATCGTGCCCGTGCGTGCGGTGGCCGCAGCGTTAATAGGGTCCGCCCCTAGCGCGATCACGTGTCGATCCACGTCGGATACCACGACTTGAAGGGCGGCTGTCGGCGTGAAGTTTGCGCCAGTTAAATCAACGATATCTACAGCCCTATCAGTCCCTAGTGTTTTCGCGCTGGTATCCCAGTAGTAGATCCGGCCTGCCCGCACATTTGCTATCAAGTCTTCGCCAAAACTATCCATAGACCACAAGCGAAGTTGGTTGACGGAGATAAGAGGAGTGCTAGAACCCCAAGCTCCATCGCCCCAAGTGCTTGCACCCCAACCTGTTCCTGCAACAAACACATCAAGGCCGACATTGATCTGATATGTACCAACCGTTGAGCTACCGCCGTTGCCGCTATCGCTGCTATTCGCCGTAACAGTTGTTCCAGAGGTATCTTTGGCAGTGATTACATACACGTTAGTGCTAGTGATTGAGTCAATCTCGTACTCTTGATTAAGCACGGCAGCGATAATGTTACCCCCAAGCGAGGCTGCTCCTGAGAAAGTGACGAAGTCGCCTTTAACTGCGCCGTGAGAAGCGTCCGTTACATCAATTGAGCTTGAACCATTAGTTGCGCTAAAGGTCACATCACCGGCAGAAGTGGTTACTCGTATAGGCGTTATGTCGTTGTAGTTTGTACCTGCCTGAATGTAGAGTTTTTTTGATGTACCGACACCTAAAAGCTTTGTGCCCGCAAGAGATGTCCAGCCGAAAAGTTTTCTGCCAGTTCCCACAAAAGAAGCCGTGATATATTTTACCCAGCCGCCGATTTTTTCTGGTAAGCCCTTGCGAAAACGCACCAAATTACCGTCAAACCATCCGCCTTCAGCGGTGTAATCTGTGCCTTCTTTGTTTATTCCGGGGTTAAAAATAAATTTCTGTAACGGCATTAGATATACTCACCACTACGGATCATTTCGGTTACGCGAATCGCTCTTGTACCAACCTGTTGCGCCCATTTACTATCCATAAATTCATCCGCCGCAACATCAAACTGTTCACGAGACATCGCTTCAAGAGCATTTACAAACCCACGCAATCTAGTCAGACCAAGGTTAAAACACATGTCGATCATTGCGTCTTGCCGCGCTTCGTTTATGCCGTTGAACCAAAAGTAAGTGTCAGCCAATTCTTCTTTCACTCGCGTTATGTCATTTGCCAACAAGTATTCGATCTCATCGTTTGATAAACCAAGACCAGACTCGCTGATATTTCGCCCGACGCCTATGGTTTCGTAGCCAGCGGAGCACAGGTACACCTTGGACTTAACGCCTTCATGGCGTTTGATCATTTCAACAAGCTTACTCATTACTTACCAACACCTTTAACGCGCTCAAATGATCTAGCGCCGCCCAAACCGAGCATTCCCAAGAGGAGCGGCATCATCACGCCAGCATCAGCTTGAGGGATGATCAATCCGAACCCCGCTGCGATAGGGCTGATGAGAAAATTCACCATAAGGCCCAGCACGCATGTATAACCCGCTAAGGGTCTCCACGACGATTGGAACCAATTGCCTTTGGCATCTAGCTTGAGAACCTCGATCTGCTCCAACGCAATCTGTTGCGCGTGTCGCTCACTCATCGTGGCAATTTCGTGGGCCAAGGCGTTCTTAGTGTCAGCGTCAGGTATAAATTTATCCAGTAGCCCAGTTACGGGGCCGACGAGAGATGCTAGTAGGCTCATAATCTATTCCTTATTTTTTACGCCCATACTTTAGTTTTTTTGCCACCCGAATACTCAACAGCGTGACCCTCATCAATCAGAATCTGGCACATACTTGTGCCATCAGATGTCTTTGGAATACCTAAAATACGCCCGTATTTGCCTGTCCCCAAAGATTCTAGCTGCATCTCCTCAGAGCAAAGCTCTGTCAGTCGTGCTTTAGCTGCTAGCCCTAACACCTTTTCCGCTTTGTTTCTGGTGCGAGATTCGGGAGCGTCAATTCCTGCTAACCTAATACGCTGTCTTTTTAGCCACACGTCAAAGCCCAAATCAATGTCTACGTCGATGGTGTCGCCATCAATGACCCGAACAAGTTTAGCCTTGTAGTGGTACATCTTATCTCCTACTTGACCATGCTTGAGCGCCAAAAAATGCGGCGAGAATGCCTGCAACGGATACAAAATAGACTGCTGCCATATCGCCTAGTATTTTTGCAGCTTGGGACAGCCCAAAGAACTCAGACGCAACGACGAGAGATGGGTATAACAACATACCCCAAAGGGCGAACCAACTCATGCCGCGCTGGGCATCTGCTCGCTCGTGGTGAAGCCTAAGTTCTAGCAACTCTTTGCTTGTTTCAATCTCGTCATCACTCAAGATGCCGTCTCCATCTGAGTCGAACTCAGCGTATTCAGAGCCTTCTTCTAATTTTTTTGCTGCCATATTAGTCGTAGAATTGTATGTTTGGTCTGACTTTAACAGGGATACAGTACGCTGTAATGTTTTGCTGGTTGTTCAAACGCCTGCCTTCTATGGGTTTGATAGTCCCCTGCTCCAGCCAGTATGCGAACTGATTACACCTGTGGATGTTGCGGAAATGGAATTGACCCGCGATTTGCTCGCCCTCTACCAGCATAACCAACAGGAACGCCATTATCATGGCAGATCTAGCCAGTAACTAACCGCAAACAGAAACGTCGGCCCTGCAATACCACTAATCAAAACAGCCCAAAGTACTTTTTCCAATATGCTCACCCGTATACCTTGACCATTATGGCAAACCCCGCTGCAATTATTGCTCCACCAATAATCAAAGTAGTGCCTCCAACTAAAATCTGATTAATAAGATGGTCACGCGCTTTCTTCTTGCGAGCAATCATCCTTAAATGCTCTTGCCTATCACGGTCTTGTTGCGCCTTTGCAGCCTTGAAGTCGTCAAGGAGCTTCGGATCTGCCACCAATAAAAGATCATGGACTGACTGCCAATGACGCTCGTATTGGCGCTTTATCATCTGGAGCTTCAAGATTTCATTCTGGCTAAGAGGTTTGAACGTGCTTTGTCGGCGTTGCGCCTCAAATTCAGTAATGCCTTCGCCAAAGTCAGAGATCATGCCCATGACTTGCTGGACACCCTGCCCGGTCTCATTGCATTGAGCTATCAGATTATTCAGAGCCGAAAGCGTTGCTGTGGCTGCTGCAATGCTCTCAATTACCACGGCTTAATAAAACTGTTAGTTAACGAATTGAGGCAAGGCAACTGCTAGGATGACCGTGACGTATACTCCCCAAATCATAGATTCGAGACGATCAAACCGTTTGCTGCCGGAGTCCAAGCGCCTCTCAATAGCCTCATAGCGAATGGCGCACTCCTTTTCGTGAGCTTCGATCTTTGCAATGGCTTTCTCTGTAGGAGTCATACCGATACGTTCACTCGTTTAGTAGGCGCTAGTGGCTGCGCCTCAACTTTGTTGCCTTCTTTGGTATAGATGGTGGGGATGATCGTCTCGACAGCTTCGCGCACAGTCTCGCCTTCAGCGCCGGTTCTCAAACGCTCTTGCTTCTGTATCGCTATCTGCTTCCAGCTAATCTGAGCAGTTTCGCTAACTGATCCAACGTCCATGCGGGATCACTTGTCCTCGGATTTCCAGACGTTGAAAGCTGCAATGTTCATCAATCGGTATGCTTTCTTTGCCCACTCGTTATTTGGCGGAGAAGTTGTCGCACACAGAACTGCTGACAGTGCTATAGCAAAGGTCACGCCATGAAATACGTCAATTAAAAATCCCATAATTAGCCTCCGTGTTGACTGCTGTATCGATCAGATTGAGAGCTTTGTCTAGCTCCATACACTTTTGCACAGTTTCGTCCATTAGCTGCGTGTGGTTCTTCTGATACCTCACTTTCTTTCTTACACTGTGCATCCCCTTCAAACCATAAATATCATCGTTTTCAGCGTACTTTGGCTTGATGTTATGTGTGTTGTGAATAAATTGATCCCACTCACAGAAGTCATAAATACCTTTCAATGTTTGTGCTGTGTCTTCCACTAGATCCTTGTAAGACACAAACAGAAACCGATTACTTGTGTCTTGCAGACCTACTTTTGCCGCATACACCCCAGCAAGCGGTCTAGCCAAAGGGTCACTGCTCGGATTAAATAAATCCCTTTCTAACTGTTCTGTGTAAATACCGTTTTCTTTGTACAGCTTCACAAACGATTTGGCTATTTCTACAACAGGACGAACCAAAACGACTACCTTGGTATCTTTGCCTATGTATTCATCGACCATCTGCATGTTGGAGTCCAACGTCCATGTTCGACACTTGTCTACGACAATCCTTTCCTGTTGACTGTTACCCTTGTAGTAAGAGTGCGGCAGTTGAGACACTATGTCGTGGACACAATAGAATCTGTTGTTTGCGGCTATAGCCTCTTTGGAAGCATCTCTGCATGAGTTCTGTGTGTCCCACATAATCTGACAAAGAGCCGAATTACCTTCTGCGTGTATTGCAGGGTTCTGCGATAGCAGTGCAGAAAGTAACGTAGAGCCTGTTCTAGGCAGTCCACTTAAACACACAAATTGCTCGAAAGATTTAATCTTCTATCTCCATCCAAGATGTAGTGTCTTGATTCCAAATATAATTTTTACCGTCATTAGGACGAGCGACGGGTGGCACCCATAAACAAGTATCTTCGTTTAGTACCCAATTAGAAAATGGCTTTTGGGGTATAAAAGCATCACGAACTGGATCGTAAGTATCCCCTATCGACGCATAATTTTTACGCAACGCTACCCCGCCATCTGGCTCTAGATCTTGACCATAGTGAACACCGCCACGACTATTGTAAGAAGTCTGTACCCATGTCCCAACTAAAGTATCTATCCACTCTTGATCGGCAACAATCACTGTCTCAACAATGCCATCAACAACTTTTGCGTAATGAGCCACGTTACGATCCTGTATTAAATGTGCCAGAGCTTGTAAAAGTATGAGTTGTAAACCCACCACTAGAGGTTACTGTACCCCCTGTGCCTCGTTGCGACCCAGCGTACCTCAAAATTACAACTCCAGATGCTCCGTTACCGGGGTTTGCTTGGTATTGGACGACATCAGCGCCAGCACCGCCGCCACTACCAGTATTTGCAGTAGCGTTTGTTCCATGACGGTTAATACCACTTCGAGATGCTGCACCGCCATCACCGCCGCCACCTAAACCCCCATCACCGCCGAGAAGATTGGTAGTAAAAGCATAATTACCATTAGAACCACCCCCGCCACCAGCGCGTGATACCCCGTCTACCCATGCAGACCCGTTACCGCCATTACCGCCGCCACCGCTTGCGAATGCTGCACCATCTGACCCGTTTTCTGGGCTTCCTCCGTCGCCACCGCCACCGCCACCAGATCTTTCACCATTTATACCCGAGGTGATAAGCACATAACTATCGCCGCCATTTCCACCCTGCGATCCAGTACCACCGCTGCCCGAATTGTCTTGATTAACACCTTCGCCGCCGCCGCAACCACCGTCTGCGTTGCTGTTATCTTGATCCTCAGCACCTCCGCCGCCACCGCCATTACCAGTAGTTGTGGTTATTCCGGTGCCAGATATACTCGAATCTGAGGCTGTTAAAGCACCGTTAAGATTAAGTCGTCCAGCAGATCCTGCGCCAACAGTCACCGTGTAATCAGTGTTGAGAGCAGGGCTAATTTGAGAGAGAGTTTGCAGCCCACCAGCGCCGCCGCCGCCGCCACACATATAAGAACCACCCCCGCCGCCTCCGCCACCCACTACTAGGATGTCTATTAAGTAAGGGGGTTGGCGGTTAGGGAAAGCACCAAATCCGTTGACGTTATAACCGAAGCCTGACATCAGTTACTCCTTACGAGTCGTTTTTAGCGTCAGTAGTAAAGAACAATTTTATCCCCAGCAAACGAGCATCACCCGATTGGCTGTCAGCTGAGACATCACGCATTATTTGAAAATATGTTTGCGTGTCTACAGCGGCATTAGAAATCGTCACCGCACCCGATACTGCCGATACGGTCATATCGTTGGACGTTCCGCTGAAGGCTTTTGCTGTAGCAACTACATTGGTGCCAAATGCGGTATTGATGCTTGCGTCATCCGCAATACAAACGCCAGATAAGCCCCAAGCTACAGTACCTGTGTTGGTGCCTGTGACCGTCCAAAAGGCTTGAAATGTCACTGTGCCTTCGTTCCACGATTTTGGAAAACACACAGTGAACTGAGCGTTCTCATCGGAACTTGCATCGAAGTCTAAACATTTAATCTCTGGGCCATTAGACAATTCGACCTGCGTTAAATCCGCGCAGCCGTTCGTGCTATTGGGGTACATAGCGGCAGCAGGCACATAAATCGTTTCAACACCCGCGACTTTCACCGCCGCAGTTGATTGCGTCAATGCACCAGAAACGTCCATCGTTCCGTTCACATCTACAGCGGTAGCCGTTAGGTCGATTTCGTCTGTTGCACCCAAAGCCAAGACCGTTGCGCTAGAGCCTTGTATGAACTGGCTTGCATCATTAAACATGATCTTGTTTGTAGAATTCAGCGTTAGCCCAGATCCGTCCGTATGCGTGAGAGTAGTGTCATCATCCGCACCAAAAGATAGTATTGCTCCATCGTGCTTTAATTCTAAGTCTTGGGTTAGCGTGACATCGCCATCAGCGCCTATGGCAATAGCATCTGTATCACTAGCAGACCCGATATTTCCAGCATCGGGCACCACTATGTTGCCACCAGTAGTCATCAAGCCAGCGCCAGTATAGGTTCCCGATACATCTAAATTAGCATTTACGTCTACTAGGGTAGCGTTAAGCTCAATTTCATCAGTCGCATTAACATCTAAAATTGTGGCACTGGGTGCGTTAATAAATTGAGAAGCATCGTTAAACTGAATAGCCATTGTGCTGTTAAGCAATAACCCAGTATCTGCAACATGAGTAAGAGTTACATCGCTGTCGGCCCCAAACTTTAACGCCGCTGCATCAGACAACAAAAGCAAATCATCACCAACCGTCAAATCATCATCAACAAACAGGTCAGGAATCGACAAGTCTTGAAACGCATCAACTATCGCTGCGCCTGATCCGGCACCGTCAGAGTACACTGCTTTGGTCTGACCCGTAGGGATTGTGATATTCGCACCACTGCCTTGGCTGATAATGATCGACTGTGACCCGCTTGTTGAATTTTGAATGAACCATAGTTTGCTAACGGTGTTCGGCCCTATCGTGATCGTACAAGTGCTATCAAGGGTGCCAGTATATTTGAGGAAGAGACTGCGGCCCGGATCGGTAGATCCGTCAGCAATGGTTGTTGTGTGAGTGTCCGCATTGGTCGTGATTGCTTCTGTGCCGAAAGAAAACGCTTCAGCAATTAACTCTAAATTTGTATTTGTACTGGTGCCCCACGTACCTGATTCGTCACCAGTGGCAATCTCTTTTAAGCGTAGGTCGTTAACGTAAGTTGCCATTTATTTTCTCCGGCGTTTAGCGGCGGGTTTCTTCATTGAAGCCATATGCTTCTTGAGCGTTTCCGCTTGCTTCTTGTGAGTCTTAGAGGCTTTCTCTAATCCTTTAATAACTTTTTTTACTTTCTTAACCATCAGGCTATTTGTTTCCAATTTGGTGTTTGAGAGGTGTCTACTAAGCCCCAAACATTCGCAGTAGTTACTGCTCCGGTCGCTGAAACTCCGCTTACCTCAACTACTTTTGGTATTGCAGCCGTTACAGCCCCAACCGCACCAGTTCCTGCAACACCCGTTGGGACAATCGTTTGACCGAGTCCAACAGTAGCCGTCCCGACAGCGCCAGTACCTGCAACACCTGTGACTGCGACGGGGGTTACTTCACCCCATGTCCCAGAACCCCAAGTGCCTCTGCCCCATCCAAATAAGTCTGACACAGATTACTCGCTATGCGATGCGAATAATTGCATTTGAGGCGTCTGCTGTTGGGAACTGGATCGTGAAGTCACCTGAACTAGATGTTTTATCACCACCAAAATCTAACGCACATACAGCAGGGTCGCCAGATGCCGAATCATTAAAAATCAACGCGCCTCTTGCCGTAATGCTGCTAGAGCTAAACGTCAAGTTTGCAAAATCTGTGATTGCAGTGGTTCCGTCGTTGCTAGGATCAACGCGAGTCAGTGCCGCACCTTTAGCAGTGTAGCCCGTACCAGATGTTTCGTTTGACGTTGTGTAAGCAGTCGTTCCTGCTCCTAGACTTGCTGAACTTGTGTACAACGCCAAATTAAATGTACTACCTCCAGAGTTTTTAAAATTATGCACTGCTTCTAAAAGCTCTTTTTTGAAGGTAGTACACATCGCTGTCGTTATCGCCATTACAGACTCCTGATTATATTAGCCATGTCTCCATGGCCTTGACGTTCTAGTTCGGCAATCAACGTTGTTCTATCGCTCTTGATTGCTTCTTTAATGTAAAAACTTACCGTTGTTTCCACGGACTGCTTGAAAGCTTCCGCTTGTTGGGCAATCAAAGGATGACAATTCCCACCAACGCTAACAATTCTATCTGAAACAACCTTTGCCCAAAACTCTGGATCATGTCCTTTGTCTTGAGTGGTGGTTACGAGAACCTCGCCAACATTTGCTTGAGATGCATCAAAAAAAGACATCAAGCACCTGCGTTTATGTCATATCGGTATTCGTCACGAGCGCCATAACCTTCGCCTAATGCTTTCAAAGCGGCAACTGCTAAAGAAAAACGTTGCTCATATTGCCCAACCTCTTCGGGAACCTTTAAAAAAGTCGCAGCTTCTACCAAAGTTCCATACAACAGCGCATCTGGAGCGTTATCCGAAAGCCAAGTGGTGCCTGTTTCTGCGCCCGCCGTTAAAGATTCAGGTCTAAACTTGTAATGGAGTTCAAACGTATAGTTAGCATCGGGCGACGGACCTAAAATAAACGTGTTCTCGTCAAACAACCCATAGTATTTAGGGGTACTCGTGGTAGATGCGTTCGGCGTATAAGATCGAATAAAAGATACCTGCTTGAGTAACAAATACGCATACTCGCTGTCTTTTTGTAACGCTAAACTATACGAAGCAAGAAAATCACTAGGCGTGGAAAGGTAAGGATTACCCGTAGTGGCCGCACCTGTAACGTTTTTTCTAAAAAAAGGTAGCTCTACGTTTTTTAAGATTCGCTCTTCCGCTTCTTTTATAAACGTAGGTAAATCCGCGACAAAGGTTGTTTCCGCAGTTTCGCAGTAGTCTTGGACCGTGGATTTCAATGTAGCTAAGGTAAAACTCATGTCGTCACCACCGTAACCTCACCAATTTGTCCAGAAGCCTTTACAGGAACAAAAGGGTCAATACCGACCACTGGAACTCCTATCGAAACGACCATAGGCTCTATTCTATCCGGTCGAGGGTTTTTCAAAGCTTGCGGATCGTCTACGCGCGGAAGCGGCAATAATTGTGGCTGCTTCGGCTCGAATTCATCAAAGCCTACCAAGCTGCCGTTCCACTCTTTACGCATTCGGTTTAGTTTGTAACGAAAGCCAGACCGGTCAGAAATGCCGTATGCGTTTTTTCCTGAAGCAAATGCCATGGCTACACTCCGTATCTATAAGCAGGGGGGCTTATCTTGAAAGAAGCCCTGTCACGATCTTCTTCCATGGCTCTAATCATTTCTTCTTCATACACCGATTTAAGCATCCCCATCATCTGAGGATTTTTCTTCATAGATAGGTAGTAGGCTAATCCTGCGGCTAAACAGGGGTAAAACCGAAAAGGCACGTCCACAGTGTTAATAAACGTGTCGGCATCATCAATACGAGTGAGCCTGTTGAACTTGACAATGTCCGTATTGTTTTCTGGGACGGGCCATATTTTCAAAACAGGGGTAATCTGTCGATCTAAGAAAAATTGATTGGGCCTCCCGGTCTGTGTCTTTGTAGGAATGTTCAAAAACTCAGATCTGCTCAACCGATCTATCGCAAAATCAGTGCCGTCTCGTGTTACCACGGAAGAAAGTATGTCGATGGTGGATTGAACATCAGTCAGGTCTTGAACGGCGGCTATGGTAGTCGTTGCCGCACTCGTCCCACCCGTGATTGTTTCACCGTTAGTAAACGTCCCTACGGGAATTGTGGTGGCAAACGAAGTGGTGGAGGGTTTACTCGTTACGGAAGCAGTGGCACCGCTTGTGCCGCCAGTGATCGTCTCTCCTACAGAAAAACTGCCGGACGCTGCAACCGAAAGCGTTAGCGTTCCTGCCGGATATTCGCTAATACCTGACGCAACCGTGATGGACGTTTGTGCAATAGTCCACTGATTCAGACCTCTGTTAGCCCAATCAGCAAACAACAAATTCAAAGATCGCTTTGCGGTTTTTAAGTCGTACCCGGTCCTGACCTCTAAGCCACAACGCTCAAAAGCCTCTTCTATGTACTCAGCTACATCAATCTCAAAATTTTTGCTGTTACTCGTTGTCATTGTATAGGTTATCGAATACACGGTTCACATCTAACACATAGTCTAAATCAGACTTCGAGTAATGTATGTGAGCCGCTTC